CCCGCGATGGTCTGCACTGCGCCAACGGCTATCGTTCCACCTGGGCCTTGCGCTCCGAGGGGGATTCCGAAATTCAGAACGGCGTTGGTGGGGCTTCCGACATTGGTCACGGTGGGGGCTGTGCCGGTGGCGAGTTGCGTGACGCTGCCGATGGCGACCGTGCCAGCCGGTCCCTGCGCTCCGCTGCCGATGGGGAGTGCGATGCCGGGGGCGACGACGACTTGCGTATTCGGAACGAGTGTGAGGTCAACGACTGCCATAAGTCAGGTGCGGGTTATGGCTCGCTCGATGTATGCGAAGCCTTCGAGGATTTTGCGGCTGTTGCCGTAGGGGTCGGTTAAGAAAATGTCGTATCGGGCGCGGGTCACTGGCAGGGCGCGGGTCTGTTCGTCGGTGAGCATGACGCGCACCTTTCCGCTTGTGCGGGGAAGCGGGAATGTGACGGCAAAGTCGGCGAGGAGTGGTTTGTCCCAGTCTTCGCGCAGTTGGCCGGATGCGGTGAAGTCGGTCAGGTTGACTGGCAATGCGTTTGACGCTGTGGAGTCTTTCAGCGTGACCTCGAAAAAGAATGACTCGCCGGCTGGAATGGTGATGTCGAAAGGCTGGCTCATGGCTGGGGTTCGGGCTGGGCCACCGGGGCGGCTGCTCCTGCTGGGACAAGCGGCACGATGTTGCGCTTTTTCATTTCGACCTCTTCGCGCTCGATCTCGCTCCAAACGTCTTCGGGGTCTCGGTTCGATGTCTCCCGGATGATCTCGCTGCGGGATTTGAGCTTCTGCGAGATGGCCTTTTCGTTCGCGGCCATTTCTGCGGATGGATCGATCCATGCCCAGCGGCGGCCAGTGAACGCAACTTGCTTGTATTTTTCGAGGCGGTCGAATTTCAACGGCTTGCCCGCGATGAGGATTTTGTTGGCGAGGAGAGAGCGTTCCAACCATGACTCGTAGATCGGCATCACGAAGCCAGAAATGAGCCATTCTTGCAGGCCCTTCCACACTTCGCGCTCGTCGAGTGCGCCTTGGCGGATGGAGGAAAAATTTACGCTCGTGAGGTCGCTGGCGAGATTGTTGTAAGACACACCGAGGCCGGAGGAAATCGACCGGAGCATGGCTTTGCAAAAGGGGTCGAAGGCTTGGTCGGGAAATTGCGGCGTGTAGGGAATGAACTCGCGGTTCCCGATGTCCTCGAACTTGCCGGGTTCGGCGTCCATTTCGAGGATGTCGTCGCTGTCGCCATCGAGGTTTCGGAAAAAGCCCATCTTGCTGGCTGACACGCGAGCGTTGACCACGGCGGCGTCTTCAAAGCCTGCCAACATGCGCATGCGCCAGAGGGCTGTGCGTGCCCACGGGAGGCCGCGCTTTTGGCCGACTCGCTCCGGGAGGAAACGATGGATGACCTGATCGGCGGGCACTCGCTGGAAGCTCTCGCCGTTGTGGTTCACATAGCCCATCATCATTTCATCATAATTTCTGAAATGGTAGGCGACCGGGCGACCGTTCGGATTAAACTCTATGCCGTGGCGGATGACATTGCCGTTGTTTAGCTTTTCCCACTTTGTCGGGTTGAGCAAAACGGGGTCGATGAACTGCACGGCGAAGCCCCATTTGTTTAGGTCTTCGCCATACTTCTTGATGCAGATGACTTCGCCATCCATCGCTGCGGTTGTGACTGCGAGGCGTTCGCCATCTGCGCGGGAGAGTTGGCCGGTGATGTCGTAGTTGCCGCGCTTGCTCCAATCGGCGAAGGCATCCTCGATGGCGCTGCTGGCCACGGTGTCCATCGTTCCAGACGGGTCGCGGATCTGCGCGTTGAAGGTGAAGCCTGTTGGGCCTGCGATGTTATCGCGGGCCATTTGCAGGAATTTTTTGAGGTGATCGTTGTTCTCCGCTTGCTCACGGGAGCGGGCGACGATGCGGCTCCAATACTGGAAAATCCATGCGTCAATCGTTGTCGGTGTGCCTGCCCAGGTTGATTCCAGACGGCCAGCGCCTGCGGCTTGCGGCATGCCTGCGGTGGCAAAGCTGCCGATGGTGTCGGAAAGAATGGACCGCGCCGACCAGAGTTTCGGCTGGTCGACGCGGCTTGGCGCGGGCGTCTTCGTGGTGGTGGTGCGGGAAAATAGATCGAAGAGGCCCATGGTTAGATGCGAACGGAAATGGATTGGCCGATGGACGAGATGCCGGATGAGAGGCGGGACTCGCGGGACAGCTCACGCCGCCAGAAGGAGAGGAGTTGCAGGAGTTCGGCGATGCTGTGGCGCTCCAGTTCGCGGTTGTTGATTTTGTAGCGTTTGGCCTCAAGCGTTGCGCCACCGGCGAGCATGGCTTGGATGTGCGCCACGGCGATGCGGGCCTGCGTGCGAACCTCTGCACCGGGGGCGAGTGTGGCAGCGGATTCGCGGATGAGGAGGTCGCCGGTTCCAACGAGGGCGCGGTGTGCGGCAACGGTTGCCCATGCCTCCCAGATGTAATGTCCGGGAATCCAGCCGCTCGTATTCGCTGCGGCGGTAAAGGTTCCTGCCGTGCCAGTGGCGGCGACATTGCGCGATTGCATTCCAGCGAATTGCACAAGGACGGTCGCGGCGGGGTCTGCCGATACCGTAACCTCGAATGTTTCGCCTGCCGTTATTGTCACCATGAATTCACGAAGCTGCCACGGCGCTGGGTGCGCCTGCGTTTTCCGGCAGTGTCTTCGTGAGGTGGGGGGGTGTCTTCTGCGGGGAGTTCCACCGGCGGGGGCTGCTCCACCTCGGCGGGCTTGGGCGCCGGCATGGTCTGCCGCCTCCTCAACGCGAGCTTGTCAAACTGCGGGGCGCGTAGCACCAGCGCGGCGAAGGCGTAAACCCGGCAATCGAGCGGTTCGTTCCGTGCGCCGGATGTTTTGTGCCACTCCAGCCGGGGGAATCCCTTCACGAATTTCGTCACGGCTTTTTCTGCGGTCAGCCCTCTGAAATACTCTGCGCTGCGTCCCTGCGGGAAATGGCAATACCCAGAGCCGGGTTCCGTGATGCGGAGTCTCTTGTAAACTATGCTCTTCGCGGAATCGACTCCGACAATGTAGACATCGATGGGGCGTGTGGTTTTCTTTCCTGCCCTGCGGCGGGCGGGGTTGCCGACGATGGGCAAGCCGGGTCCGCCTTGGCCTTTCACGCCGTAAACTCTGTCTCCCTTGTGGCGTTTCACATAGCCGTAAACGGCCTGCGTGTTGCTGCCGCCGGTATCGATGCAGGTGGTTTCGATGACCATTTCGCCGCCTGCCTCCGATGTCCAGCGCTTGCGGAGGTAGTCGGTGAGGTGCGTCCATGGGCTTCCTGCTGTGCCTTCCGGGATGTCGGGGTCTCCGAGAATGACATGATAAGCCACGCTCCAGCTTTCTTCGCCGCCTGCCCATGCGACCACTTCGACCTCGAGCCGGTCTTGCTGGGTGTCCACGCCTGCCGTGAGGATGAGGCCACGGGCGGGGACATCCGCCTGCGGGTAGGGTTCGCACCGTTCGATGAGGGCGTGCTCGCTGATGCGCTCGCCTCCTTCTTCCCATGTTTCGCCCAGGCTGGTGTTGATCCACACTTGCAAAGTTGACGGATCGTCTTTCGCCCGACCATGCTCGATGGCGATGTCTGCGATGCTTCGCCAGGGGGAATAGAGTTCGTTCAAGTGAAAGCCTGCGATCCGGCTGGGTCCGGCGCTGGCCTGCCACCGACCACGGGAGACGGCTTGGTTTTTCTGCGCATTGGTGATCGTGCCGTTGCAGGCGGGACACCGGAGGGTTGCAAGGTCTCTGCGTCCGTCCTGCCATACGACATTTCCCCACCGCAACGGGTGCTCGTGCTGGCAATGGGGACACGGCACGAGGAAATGCCGTTGGTCGGAAATCTCAAAAGCTCGCTCGATGCGGGAGAGGCCCTTGACGGTAGGGGTCGAGACCATGACCACGCGCCGGTTCCAGAAGTTCTTCGTTCGGGCGATGGCGAGGTTTACCGGATCGCCTTCGCTTCCGGCACTTGCTGGGTAGCGGTCCACCTCGTCAAGCAGGAGGATGCGGATCGGGCGAGAGGCGAGGCCACTGGGGGCGTTGGCTCCGACAAGCGTGACATGCCCGCCGGGGAAGCGTTTGTGCAAGATCGTGTTTCCAGAGTCGCGGGTCTTGGCCGGTCTCACCTTGGAGCGGAGGCTGGGCGAGTCTCGGAACATCGGCGCGAGGCGGTCTTTGCTGAATGTCTCTGCCATCGCCTCGTCCGGCTGAACGAGCATGAGGGGCGAAGGGTCGAAATCCACAAAGTAGCCGATGCAGTTGAGGAGGATTTCCGTTTTGCCAACCTGTGCCGATGACATCACGACAACCTGCTCAATGGTCGGATCGGCTACGGCGTCCATGATCCCTCGCTGGTATTCCGCTCGGTTCGTTCGCCACTGCCCCTTCTCCGCTGCCGCTTCCCCGGAGAGTTTGCGCCGGTGGTCTGCCCATTCCGAAATCGTCCATTTTGGAGGCGGTGGAAGGATGCCAAA